AATAACCAAAACAAATGAGAAAAATAAATGAAATAATAATCCATTGTGCTGATACACCTCCCAATATGTATGTAGATGCTGCGATGGTAAATGAATGGCATTTAGAAAGAGGTTGGTCAGGCATTGGCTATCATTACTTTATAAAAAGAGATGGTCAGATAGAGATAGGTAGACCATTAGAGACACAAGGAGCACATTGCTCAGGTCATAACGCTGATAGCATAGGGATATGCTATGCAGGGGGGTGTGATGAGGATATGAATCCTGAAGATAACAGAACAGAAGAACAGAAGGAGTCTATCCTTTTACTCTTAGAGGTTTTAAAAAATATATTTCCACAGGCATCCATACACGGACATAGGGATTTTTCGGACAAAGAATGTCCAAGTTTTGATGCCACAAAAGAATACGGTTTAATATGGCAAGTTGGATAACACAGATTATAGGAGGTCTTCTTGGTAACGCTGCGAATATAATTGATGAGGTTGTAACGACTAAAGAGGAGAAAGAGGAGTTAAAGATTAAGATGAAAGACTTAATTGTTAGTTCGGAGGTCGAGCTTGAAAAGGGTATAACTCAGCGTTGGAAGGCAGATATGAAAAGTGATTCTTGGCTGTCTAAGAACGTAAGGCCTATGGTCTTAATATTTTTAGTGACATCCACAGTACTGCTTGTCTTTATAGATGCGGGGTGGATAGGATTCACAGTACAAGATAAGTGGGTAGACCTATTACAGTTAGTGTTAATAACAGTTATAGGTGCATACTTTGGAGGCAGGTCATTTGAGAAGATAAAGAAATAATTACTATATTTGTTTTAAATAAAATTTAATTATGAATAAGAAGTTAACTAAAGATGAATTAGATTTAATTCGTCAAATGAATGAAGACTCCGCCAAATACAAGATGGCTTTAGGAGAGTTAGAAATACAAAAGGCAGCAATCTTGAAAGAGGTAGATGCTATAACCAAAATATTTACAGATACCCAAAAAAATTTAGCAGAGAAATACGGGGCAGATTCTGTTATTAATGTAAAAACCGGAGAGGTTACAAAACAAGAAAAGGATAATGGAAACAGTTAGCACTTACGAATCAGTTAGTGCTGAGTATAAATATTCTGCACACGATATAAGAAAAATTGCGGTAGGGCCTGATTATAAGTCGGGAGCTATGCACTACATTATAGGGCAGGAAGTCCTTAATGGTAACTATACCATCCACCTAATAAGGTATGATGATGCTAATCAAACCTTTAAGGTGTGGATAGAATCGGCTGATGAGGTGTTGCTGTGGAAAGAATTTACAGGTATGCCTGTATCCATAGAATATAATATAAACTTTTAATGAAGTCTCCCTATCTATTTTTAACAAAGCCATATAAAGGCGGTAGGTATAATAATACCAAGAATATAGGAGGGGTTGATATTATAACAAGCACATCTGAAGAAGACCACAGGTACTCTAATAGATTGGCGGAAGTAGTATCTACACCCATAAAGTATGATGGTGATGTGAAGGAAGGAGATATCTTGTTGGTACATCATAATGTGTTTAAGTTCTATAACGATATGAAGGGCAGAAGAAAAAGCGGAATGGGATTCTTTAAGGATGATTTATTCTTTGTAGAGCCTGACCAATTTTATATGTATAATGACGGAGAAAAATGGAATACTCACGGTAGATATTGTTTTACTAAACCCATATCTGTTGAGGATTCTTATATATATAAACCGTTGACTGAAGAACCATTGATGGGAGAAATGAGGTATACTAATAAGTATCTTCGTTCACAAGGAATAGCTGAAGGAGATAAGATTTGTTTTAAGCCGGAGAGTGAATATGAGTTTGAGGTAGATGGAGAAAAGTTATACCGTATGTTTGACCATCAAATAACAGTAAAGCTATGAGTAAAGAAGATTGGGGTTTTAAAGAAGATAAGTTAAAACATAAGAACAGAAGAAAGAATGGACTCAAAAGATTTAAAGAAGAATATTATTCAGGCAGGGATGAGGGCGGTAGAGCAGCTAATAAAAGTCGCAAAAGAAGACATAATAAAGCCTGACCCTGAAGATGAATTGGCTGCCGATAGGTTAAAGAATGCTGCTGCTACCAAGAAGTTGGCAATATTTGATGCGTTTGATATACTCTCTCGTATAGAGGCAGAAAAAAACATTCTTGCAATGGAGGAGGATGGGGCAACTAAATTAGATACAAAACAAGGATTTGCAGAAAGAAGGTCTAAATAGTTTATATAGAGTATTAGATGATTATATACCAAAAAATGTAGTCACTAATAAAAACAGGAATCGTAGTTGGAAGTACGGTTATGATGAGAAGTATGATATAGTTGTTATATCCAAGACAGGAGAGATTGGTGATGTAATTGTAATTAATAGTTTGGTTATAGCACTACCTAAAAAACCTAAGTCTTTTCAGGGAGACACAAATAAGTGGAAGCGAAATGAATTACCAAAGCCATTACAGAGAATTAATTCTATATTCAAATGGAATGAAACACCCAACACATTTAAAAGAATATGGGTAGATTACATAGAGGAAGAGTTTAATAGAAGAGAGGACGGCCATTGGTTTATGAACAATGGTGTTCCTACTTATATAACGGGAGCACATTATATGTATCTACAATGGACATCTATTGATGTTGGGTATCCTGATTTTAGAGAGGCTAACAGGGTGTTCTATATATATTGGGAAGCGTGTAGGGCAGACATAAGGTCTTTCGGAATGGTTTATCTAAAGATAAGACGGTCAGGATTCTCTTATATGGGGTCTTCTGAGTGTGTTAATACAGGTAGTCTTGCTAAAGACTCAAGGGTAGGTATACTTTCCAAGACAGGTAGTGATGCTAAGAAGATGTTTACAGATAAGGTTGTTCCTATCTCAGGAAGACTGCCATTCTTTTTTAAACCGATACAGGATGGTATGGATAAACCAAAGACCGAATTAGCTTTTAGAATACCTGCATCTAAGATTACAAAAAGGAATATGCACGAGACTAATGATGAAGAGTTATACGGTCTTGACACAACAATTGATTGGAAGAATACAGATGATAACTCATATGATGGAGAGAAGTTATTATTATTAGTACACGATGAGAGTGGGAAATGGCTCAAACCAAATAACATATTAAATAATTGGAGGGTAACTAAAACCTGTCTAAGATTGGGGAGCAAGATAATAGGAAAGTGTATGATGGGTTCTACATCTAATGCACTTAACAAGGGTGGCTCAGAGTTTAAGAAGCTATACAATGACTCCCACCCCTCTAATAGAAATTCAAATGGTCAGACAAAGAGCGGTTTATATAATCTATTTATTCCTATGGAATGGAATTTTGAAGGCTATATAGACGAGTATGGAATGCCAATAGAGAGTGTTATAAAATATTGGGAAGGGGAGGCTGAGTCATTAAAAAATGATGCCGATGCTTTAAATGAGTTTTACCGACAGTTTCCTCGTTCTGAGTCTCACGCATTTAGAGATGAAAGCAAACAATCTATATTTAACTTAACAAGAATATATCAACAGATAGATTATAATGACTCTTTAATTAAGGAGCATCATTTAACACAAGGGTCTTTTTATTGGAAGGATGGAAATATAGACGGTCAGGTAGTATGGAGACCTGATAATAGAGGCAGGTTCTTAATTAGTTGGCTACCAAGTAAAACTTTACAGAATAGGGGGTTTACTAAGAATGGAATAAAGTATCCTGCCAACGAGCACTTGGGGTCGTTTGGATGTGATAGTTATGATATATCAGGTACAGTTGGAGGCGGTGCATCTAATGGGGCACTACACGGAATGACCAAATTTAATATGGATGATGCCCCAAGTAACGAGTTTTTTTTAGAATATGTAGCAAGACCGCAAACAGCAGAGATATTTTTTGAGGAAGTATTAATGGCTTGTGTGTTTTATGGTATGCCAATATTGGTGGAGAATAATAAACCAAGACTGCTATATCATTTTAAAAATAGAGGATACAGAGGGTATAGTATTAATCGCCCTGATAAACGCTTTAATAAGCTCTCTAAGACCGAAAAAGAGTTGGGGGGTATACCTAACTCATCTGAGGATGTAAAACAGTCTCACGCATCCGCAATTGAGTCTTATATAGAAAACCATATAGGGTTAAAGAATGAAGATGAGATGGGACAAATGCCGTTCACAAGAACATTGGAAGATTGGGCAAGGTTTGATATAAGTAATAGGACAAAGTTTGATGCATCTATTAGCTCAGGATTAGCTATAATGGCTAACCAAAAGCATCAGTATTTACCTGAGAAAAAAGAGTCCAAAATTATGATTAACTTTGCAAGGTATAATAATAAAGGTACACTTAGCGAAATAATAAGATAGATGAAGGATATAAAAATAAATATTTCATCTACAGGATTTCCAAGTCAGTTTGTTTCTGATTCAGAAAAAGAGACAGATGAGTTCGGACTTATGGTAGGTCAGGCTATTCAGTATGAATGGTTTAGAAAAGATGGGAATCAATGTAGGTATTATAATCAATGGCGAGACTTTTATAGGCTGCGTCTTTACGCAAGGGGAGAGCAGCCCGTTGGAAAATATAAGAACGAGTTATCTGTTGATGGAGATTTAAGTTATCTAAACTTAGATTGGACACCTGTTCCTATCATCCCTAAATTTATTGATGTTGTTGTCAATGGTATGAATGACAGAATGTTTGATGTAAAAGCTTACGCTCAAGATGCTATGTCTCAAGCGAAGCGTTCTAAGTATCAGGATATGATTGAGGGACAGATGGTCGCTAAGGATGTACTCTCTACCATACAGCAGAAGACAGGAGTAGACCCCTTTATTATGAATCCGGATGACCTACCTGAAACAGATGAAGAGCTTAATTTATATATGCAGCTTAATTTTAAACCTGCTATAGAGATAGCAGAAGAGGTTGCTATAAATACCTTGTTTGAAACTAATCACTATAACGAAATCCGTAAAAGATTAGATTACGATTTAACTGTGTTAGGAATCTCTTGTGCCAAGCACACATTTTTAGAAGGCTCAGGAGTTCAGATAGATTATGTTGACCCTGCCAATATTGTGTATAGCTATACAGAAGACCCTCACTTTAAGGATTGTTTCTATTGGGGAGAGATAAAGACACTACCGCTTACAGAACTAATAAAGATAGACCAATCATTAACGACTGCTGACTTAGAGGAAATTAGCAAGTACAGTCAGTCTTGGTATGATTACTATAATGTAGCACAGTTCTATGAGGATGATATCTTTTATAGAGATAGCTGTACCTTGATGTATTTCAATTACAAGACCACTAAAAAAATAGTATATAAGAAAAAAATACTTGAGAATGGTGGGTCAAGAATTATTGAAAAGGATGACCAATTTAATCCTCCGATAGAAATGATGGAGGAGGGGAATTTTGAGAAAATAGAAAAGACTATTGATGTATGGTATGATGGTGTAATGGTAATGGGAACAAACATTATACTTAAATGGGAACTTGCTAAGAATATGGTGCGGCCTAAATCCACACAACAACACGCACTCCCAAACTATGTTGCTGTTGCACCACGAATGTATAAGGGTGTAATAGAATCATTGACACGAAGAATGATACCATTCGCTGATTTAATTCAAATTACCCACCTGAAGTTACAACAAGTTATATCACGAGTTGTGCCTGATGGTGTGTACATAGATGCCGATGGATTAAATGAGGTAGACTTAGGAACAGGGAATGCATATAATCCTGAAGACGCTCTAAGATTATATTTCCAAACAGGTTCTGTTATTGGCAGAAGCTATACACAGGAAGGTGAATACAATCAGGGAAAAGTACCTATTAAAGAACTACAATCATCTTCAGGTGTATCCAAAACACAGATGCTTATATCTAACTATAATCACTATTTAGGAATGATTAGGCAGGTAACCGGATTAAATGAGGCAAGAGATGCATCAACACCTGACCCCAACTCATTAGTAGGACTACAAAAGTTGGCTGCACTTAATTCTAATGTAGCAACACGACATATACTTGATGCATCATTATATATATACAAGACATTAGCAGAGGCACTAACATACAGAGTTGCAGATATATTAGAGTATGCAGACTTTAAAGATGATTTTGCTAATGCTATAGGGAAATATAATGTAAGTATTTTACATCAGATACAGGACTTATATGTATATGACTTTGGAATATTTATTGAAGTAGCACCGGATGAGGAACAGAAGGCTCAGCTTGAAGCAAACATTCAGATGGCTCTATCTAAAGGTGATATTAATCTTGAAGATGCAATTGATATAAGGGAGATAAAAAATATTAAACTCGCCAATCAATTATTAAAAGTTAAACGAAAAGCCCTTCAGGAAAGAGAAGAGAAGATGGCTATGCAACAACAAGCGATGGTTGCACAGCAAAATCTAAAGTCTCAGGAGATGACTGCACAGTTAGCAATGCAACAGCAACAAGCTGAGTTACAGGGAAAGATGCAATTAAAACAGGCTGAGATTGCATTTGAGATTGAGAAACAAAAATCAGAAGCAGAACTCAAGAGTCATCTAATGGCTGAAGAGTTTAATTATAATATGAAGTTAAGAGATATTAGTGAAACCGCATTGGCTAACAGAGAATTGCAAAGAGAAACAGCAAAGTCTGATAGGATTAGTCAAGCGAACACAGAGCAGTCTCAATTAATAAATCAGAGAAAGAATAATCTTCCTCCTAAACGTTTTGAGTCTAATGAAGATAGCTTAGACGGATTTGACTTATCAGAGTTTGACCCAAGATAATAAATGAATAGCAATCAGAAATATAGACTATCTATATTAATAATAGTCTTTATAGCCTTGTTTATAATATTAACTTTTATAAGGGCGGCTATAACAGGTGAACATCTTGACCCTAAAGTAAGAGATACGGTAGCAGGAGTGATGATGGCTATGATAGCAATAGTGAGTATGATTATTGGTGGAAA